AAAGACTCCTACGACCTAGCCGGGCAGGCGTTGGACCGGATTGCGGCAAAGCAGCAACTGACGCAAAGCATCGCTACCGCAAAGCTGGGCGCTGAGCAGGCGCTAAACAACCTGATGGGGGAACGGCTGCAGCGGGAGTACGACGCAGCCAAGACCGCTGACGACAGGTTCAACATCGCTGTACGGATGTTTAACCAGCAAGTGCAGGCAGCAGAGCTGGAATACAAGCAAGCACTGCTGAATAACAAAGCAGCAGTGGATGCAGCAGTGATGCAGGAGAAGAAGGTAGAGCTGACCTACAAGCAGATGCAAGCTGAACGTGATTTGGCGGCTGCCCGTGGGCAGGACGTATCGGCATACGACCAAGCACTAGGCAACCAGAAGGAAGCAGTCAACCTTGCCAAGGAGCAGCTAAGTGGGGCGCGAGAAATTGAAAAGTACAGCAACCAAACTGCACTGGCCTTGCTGCAAGGCAAAATCGAGGCTGCAGGGCTGAACTTGCAAACCAGACTGGCATCGGATGCCATCGGGATTGCAACGCAGCGGGCTAGCGCATTGGCTGATCAGTATGTGCGGGCTGCGCTTGCGGCAGAGCGTGCAGCTGCGGCGGGGAGAGGCGGTGGGGCGCCTGCTGCCAAGAAGTCCACCGGAACCATTACTGCTGGCGGGCAAACGATCAAGCTGGCAACTGGCGGCTATGTCACCGGACCTACCAACGCATTGATTGGCGAGGGTGGCGAGTCCGAGTATGTGGTGCCCGAGTCGAAGATGGGCGAGGCAATGCAGCGATACGCTGCTGGCGCTCGTGGTGCGGCCGTGATCCCAGGTTCTGCCAACGTGAACGTCAGCTATAGCGGCAGCATCGTCAGCATGGGCGGCAGTGATTACATCAGCAAGGGTGACGTGCCAGGGCTGTTGAGCAGCGCTGTAAACCAGACGTTGAAGACCTTGCAGCGATCACCTGATGCCAGACGTTTTGCCGGGGTGCGCTAATGGCTGAAGTAGCGCTAGCGCAGTTCGTGCGGTTTTACGACACCACGGGCGACCGGGTGAAGTGGCAGAACTTCTTTGTGGGCGAGGTGGTGCAGGGGCACGAGTTTAGGGATTTCCGCGCTACGTCCATCCTTGTTAACCGCTCCGCTAGCGAGGGTGGGATCACGATTGAATTCCCGGCACTGGAGGAGGTGCTGTCGCTGATGGACCAAGCGATTGCCTACGGGTGGCTGGTGGATACCAAGGTGTATCAGTTGTCGATGGGTGGTAGCGGGTGGACGCTGAGCGGGGCAACGGTAGTGGCGCAGTTCTTTGGGGAGGTGATTGGTGTGCAGACTGATCTGAGCACGTTGTCGGTGGAGCTTGGCTTGGGCCTGGACGCAATTACAGGACAGATCCCTGGGCGGAAGATGACCTCTAGCCTTGTGGGACGGTTGCCGACGCTATGAACAGGGTCTATCCGCAGGATGCAAGCAACTCCATTAGCGGTGTGTTGCGGCAAGACGAGAAGTCTGATGGCACGCAGCAGAGTGATTTAGCAGGCAAGCAACAGCTAGGGACGCTTGGGGAGACGATCCCGCTGGCATTTGCGCTGCGGCGTAATGATAAGGGTGGCACCTGGGTAAGTCCACACCTGATCCAGCTGGGGATCAAGCAAACGGATATCAGCCTGCTGTATGTGCTGAGCCAGGGGCGGGTAAGCGAACCCGTGATCACCAATGTGTTCTATGGCTACGCAGGGTTTAACACGATCACCAACGGGCAGATTTGCAGCGGGTATCAGGCGCTGCCACCATGTGTCAGTTTGGATTACAACCCTGGTGGGTCTACATCGTGGGACACAACGGTTTCTTATAGCGGGCCGGGTTTGCCTAGTGCAGGAAATACTTCTGAGTTTACGACGCGAACAGAAACATGCGTCAAGATTACCTTGACGATTAGCGGCACTTGCACGGTGTCGCCGCCGGGGGGCAGTTATGTTGTAAACAATTTTCACTTAAGCCCTGGCGTTGTTGGTTACGGAGACCCATCAGGCAGTGCCGCAGCAAGTCAATTATTTTTTGCGTGGTACGAGGCGGGAATCTCCAATGAGTTTGACCCTCGCGGAGTTCTTATCTGCAGAACGGATACAATTTTCAATCGCTCCGTAGATTTATCTATCCGCTCAGAGGTGCGTTACGACTATCAAGTGTGGGATGTAAAAGCCAATGCAATTGTGCGTAGCGGGCAGGTTTGGGTGCCGGATGGAGGGACCACGTTAAGCATTGAGAGTCTCCCATCGGCTCAATATAAGCTGGTACTCAGCTCGTTTTACGCCGAACGCAGTCATACGCTTGCCACGTTTGTGCCACAGCCCCATGGGTATCGGCCTGGACCCGGCTACGCTGATAGAGAAGCATCTCAGTATGAAAACAACGCCATAAACGGGCGACTTGCCTGGGCTCATCAAAACCGGCTGCAAGCGCAGAATGGAACATTCATGCGTAATATTGCCGGCAGTTCTAATCAATCTTTCAAGGTTGAGGTTTTGGAGACTGTCCGCACCACGCTGAATTTTCCCACGGTGCCTGGCGGCAGCAACCAACAACAGGGTGGGTACACGGACCTGACGCTGCTAGGTGCAAGGGGGCACTATGACTCGCTGCGGCCTGCCGATGGCCCGCAGCAATTTACGCAGATCCATGCCTTTCTGACCGAGGGGGTGCAGGTGCCAAGGTTGCTGCAGGGGAAGACCACAGGTCCTAGCGACCTGTACCCCGATCTGGTGCATTACCTGATGAACATGGCAGGGATGCTGAAGAGCGATCAGATCGACCTAGACGGGTTGACGTTATCAGCGCTATTCACTGAGAAATACAAGCTGCTGTTTAACGGGGTATTGGCCGTTACGGTGAATTTTCGTGAGTGGCTGTCGCGGACTGCCCCGTATTTTGTGCTGACGCCACGGCAGGTAAATGGCAAGTTTGGACTGATGTCTGCTATCCCAGTCAAAGCTGATGGCACGATTGACGAGGGGCGGGTCGTACCTGCTGCCACATTTGATGCGTCAGACATTGTGGCAGGCAGTTACCAGAAGAACTGGGTGCCAGCAGCAGACCGCAAGCCGTTTGTTGCAGTGATGGTATTCCGCGAGCAGCCCGCCGGCTCTGTGGGGCAGTCACGCACGGTGGAGGTGCGGTATCAGGGGATGGCAGCTAGCGGGCCGTATGAACAACATGACCTGACCGAGTTCTGTTGTACGCCTGAGCACGCGGTCTATGCAGCGCGGTACATCCTGGCCAAGCGGCGGTATGTCAGCCACGAGATCACGTTTACGGCATTGCGCAAGGCGTCGCTGCTGTTGCCTGGGCAGATCATCTCGGTGGCAGTGACCACGCAAGCATCAGATGGCACTAGCGCCCCCATTGGCGGGTTGTACCAAATCGAGCAGCTCAACGAGTCACAGGAGGGCACGGTGGAAGTCCATGCGATCGAGTTCCCTGTAAACGATGCTGGCGTCAGCCGTGTTGCCTACGATGTGGCACGGGGCGACGTGGTGATTCTGCAGTGAGTACCTTCCCACCGTTAAAGCCGACAGCCCGCACCTGGACTGCAGGGCAGCTGCCGATGCAGTCGTTCGTTGGCATGGCAGGCAACGAGGTGCGTGTCGTGACGGGCAACCGGATGGTGGGGCAGGGATTGTCGCTGACTTTTACCAACCTGCTAGAAGCTGACGCCAACCTGATCGCTGCCCACTACGACGCGCAGCTTGGTGGGTTCATGGCATTTGAGGTGCCAGCCGAAGTCAATGCAGGCTGGACCAACTCGGTGGTTAGCAAGCCTGCTGGTAACCGTTGGCGGTACGCGGGGGCGCCGCAGATGGCGTTTGTTGCCCCGGGTATCATGACCGTAAGCGTGGACCTCATCGCGGTAATTGACTGATGGCTAAGCAGTTCACCGGGATCGATGGCAGCCTTTACCTGGATGGCGCCAAGGTGGCAAAAGTCCGTGACTGGAGTTTGAGCGCATCAGCAGACACGCTGGAGACGACCACGCTGGGCGATTTTGCCAAGACCTACGTCTACGGCGTGCAGAGTTTTAGCGGTAGCTGCACGGCGCTGTACTACGAGGACGACGCTGGCAAGATCACCGCTAGCGGGTTGCTGGGCGATGTGCTGCGGACCACGGCAACGCCAACCCAGCCGACGCATGTGCTGGAGCTGCGGCTAGATGGTGGTGCCTCTGCCAGGCGGGTGAGCTTTAGCGTCCTGCTGAATCAGGTAGAGATCGCCGCTAGCGCAGGGGAGATCATCGAGGCCAGTATCAGCTTTACGGTGACGGGTGCCTTGACTGCTGTGACGATGGTCTGATGGCAGTCTGGTTAGGCGAAGCTGGCGGGCTGCGGTTTTCTAGGGCTGCATCAGGGCGGTTGTACGCCAACATCGCGCCATCAGACGTGGATGTAGCAGCAAAGCGGTTTGGCTTTGATCGTCCTGTTACCAGTTTGATTACAGGCGATCTGGTGTGGTTCAGGCGTGTGGATGCAGCGGGACAGCCTGCTGCAGGGTTGTTGGACTTTGCTGCTGCTAGTGCATGGCTAGATGGTGCGCAGCATGGTGATGGGCGGTGGTACGTCCATGTAGATGCGGTAGGCGGGATCAGGTTGTACCGCACCTGGGGTGCTGCATTGAAAGGGGCAGTCGCCGATGCACTGGACCTGGCAACGCCTAGCAGTGATTACCGCGTCAGCATTGAGACAGAGGATGGATCAGCTGACTGTCTGGCGCAGACGATTAGCTGGGAGCTAAATACCAACCGCGAGGTGGCGGATATTACCAGCCTGGGAGAGGGCTTCCAGAAGCAGGTCGAGACGCTGGTTAGCGGCAGCGGCAGCGTGGATTGTTTCTTCGATACCAATGCCCGCGCCTGTGATCCG